GCGGTGTCGGTGAGCACCCGCTCGGCGGTTAACGTCGCATTAGCTGTCGATGTGATGTAATCCACACCGACCGGCGCAGCACCGATGTCGCTCAACACCGTTGCGGTGCTCACTCCTTGGATGGTGGTTGCCGTTACCCATTTGCCGTATTGCCCAGCCGTAGGTGTACCGCTGTTACTGACGTTGCCGCCGCCTGCGGCCGTGCTCGCCTTGATCTGCCCCGGTGTTGTCCGGTCCCAGGTGATAGAGGCCGTGTCAGTGAGCACGCGCTCGGCAGTCAGCGTCGCGTCGGCCGTTGATGTGATGTACTCGGCACCGATGGGAGCACCACCACCGCCACCGCCACTGTGGGTATCAACATATTGCTTGGTTGCCGCCTGCAGGTTCGCAAGTGGATCGGCGTTGAGCTGCAGGAAGCCGGTCATCACGTCGCCGGACTTGTCCACCTTGTTGGCAGTGGCGGCGACAGCGGTGTTGGCGGCATTCTGCGCATCTTGCGCCGCCTGCTCGGCGCGATCGGCAGAAGCAGCAGCATTACTGCCGGGAATTGCAGGCAGGAACTGCAGCTTTAGCGCCTGCGGCATCGTGAGCTTGAGCCGCAGTGTGGGATATGCGGTGAGGCTCATGCCGCAACTACTCCATCGACCACCGGCAGCTGACCGGCAAACAGCTGATAGGTGACGCCATCATTGAGTAGCACCGTGATGCCGATGTCGAGATCGCCAGCAGAGAACTGCGCCATCTCGGAGCGCGTGAACTTCACGTCAAAAACGCCAGGACCGTTGACGGTGACATGACCGTCGTGATTGGTGCCGGTCAGCCTCTGCATTGAGGCTGCAGCAAAGCTGTTGCCGCCGGAAACGGGACGCAGCGCGACCGTGATTGTCGCACCCGTGAAGTCCACGTTGTCGTTGGTCTTCGGATCGATCAGCACGACCTGAAACAACAGGTCTGCGCGGTTCGATGCCGCTGCGATGTGTCCGGTGTAGAACGGCATGCTTGCCCCAATAAAAAAGCCGCCCCGGAGGACGGCTTGCTGCGTGAGAGAAAGGTTCTACATCTTCATGTACCACGTCATCACCATAGTGGGCTGCACTTTGCTGATGGGCGTGGCCAGGAAGGCGGCATTGGTTGCCGCAGTACCGCTGGAGGCGAGAGAGTTGACGGTATGCAAATGACTGGAACCCGCATCTGTTGTTCCACTCCAAGCGCCGTCCACTGCTGGATCAATGTAACTTGCAGCTTGATAAACATTGACCCCTGATCCGGCATTAACAACAATGCTCGTGCTACCTAATTGAACAGCCAATGCTCCAACAGGTGACGACAGCGTTCCGCCAGTATGTGTGTGCGCAGCTTCAGCGCCTGTATTATTGCCGCTGGCTGATGTGGAAACACTGACAGGGTGAGTATGACTAGGCAGATTATCGGCCGCGAGTGCAACCGTTTCCAGAACAGTTGGGTTATTGGCGTTACCAAGCTGCGTGCCGGACGTGCCAAGACCCGCCGCCGTCAACCGATTAGCTGCTGTCGCCCCCATGTCGTCCAGGCCAGCAATTGTGCGGCCACGCAGATCGGGCAGGATCAGCCTTCTGCCAGCATTAAAATCAGCGAGTGCATTTGCACCCTTCGCAAAGCCATCGAGCGTAATGTTGGGAAACGGCCACAAATATACGAACAGCGGTTGGCAGACAGCTTCCTGGCGTTCTGTTGCACTCGATCCGACATTGCCGATCGATTGTCCATTCAGGCGCACGAAGCCATCCTTCACAGCCGTGTCGTAACGCGCCTTGATGTCTCCTGTTTGCAGAGCAGCGGTCACGTCGCCAGAGGAGCTGCCGCCACCGCCGCCACCGCCGCTCGATGGGCCAATTACCAGCAGCTGATCGGCGGCAATAACAACTACGGCGTTCTTATCGGTCAGCCTGATCTTGATAAAGCCGTCGGCCAGATAAAACATTGGCACGCGACCGCTGGCATCGAGCACAATCGGATTGGGATGCACGATCGTCAGACCGACATCTTGGAACGCAGACTGCGGCGTCGTCGTCCCAGCAACAAAAAAAGATAGCAGGCCGCCGCCGAGCGGCACGCCGTCCAAGTCGAACTGCTGGGTGAACGCCAGATTGATTGTGCCGGACATTTATCCCCCCTCGCCCAGGTTCGCGAGCGTCGGTGCGAGTGTTGTCAGCGGGAAGCCTGTAGATGGCTGCGGGATGCGGCCAGGACGGTTTGCCAGCTCGGAGCGTCCCAGCAGCATGCGCTCCAGATCGCGCGCGCGAGACAACGCGCTGCGATTGCCGAGCAGCGCGAGCGTCGTGCCGATCGCCGGGATGCCAGCGCCGACTGCCGCGCCCGTGATCGGATCGCCCGTACCGAGATAGGTGGCAATGCCACCGGCCCCAAGCGCACCACCGGCAGCGAAGCCGCCGCGACCGGAGAGTGCGCCGGTCAGATAGCGGCGAATGTTTTGCCCTGCTGTACCTTCGCCGAATTGCTCGAACGCTCGCCGCTCGTCTGCAGTAAAGCCGCGCGACGGAGGTCTGCCGGGTGTCGCCTCGGGTGGCAGGCCCAGCACGCCCATACGACGTCGCAGCTCGTTCTCCAGGCCGAGGCCGGAATACTGACCCGACGCAACCTGCTCGGCCTTGGTGATGCGCCCGCTGACATTCTCAGCGCGCTTCGCTGCAGCCCAGTTCTGATTTGCCTGCTGCAGCAACAGTGCTCCCGCTGCCGGATCACCGCCCGTGATGAACGAGGGCGGCATCCGTTCGAGCATGCCTAGGAGACGCTCCTGGGCAATGTTGGCGGCCAGCCGTTCGTTTGCGTTCTTTGCGCCAGCCGCGACCGCGCCCAGCTCCTGATAAGCCTCATGGAACTTCTGTGGCGTCGTGAATGGATGCGCCTCAATGTTATCGAGGACTTTCCAAGTGTCGCCAACAGTTCGCTCGGTCAGACCGCGCGTCGCAAGATCGGCTTTCAGCGCGCCAGAGAATTGTGGCCCTGCCGCTGCATCAATTCCAAAACCAGATTGGCGGAATGCATCGTATTGCGCACCGCCCGCAGTCTTCGTTTCCGCGATCGACGGCAGAGCAGCTTTTGCGGCCGCGCGCTCGGCCTGACGAGCTGCACCTATGCCGCCAATGAGCGTACCGCCGATCTGTGCATACGGCTCTGCTGCCGTCCCCTCCGTTGCCTGTCGCGCGGCCTCGCCGGTAACACCGGCCGTCGCGCCTACGCCCGCTGCGCGCGGCACAGACAACCCGCCCCGGAACGGACTGACCGCAGTTGTGAGCGCCGTCTCGACGCCCTGGCGCGTCAGCTGACCGGCTCGCGTCTCAGGGTCTGGCACATAGCGCGTGAACGGCTTGCGCGCACCCTCGGTGAGTTCGAGCAGCTTCGCGCGATCGGCGGCTTGCTCCGGGGTAGGCGCTAGACCGGGTATCTTCTCGACCAGACCACCGAGAAAGCCGGTCGCCTGCGCCGGAAAAGTCAGTGCGCTCTCTGCTGCCCCTACGACAGCGGACGGGATTTGCTTGACGACATCGAGTGCCTGTCGCCCCACCTCGCGCCCAGCTGGAGACAGGGCACCGATCTCGGCAAAAGGGTCTTCCTCTGGTTGGCTGATGTGGCCAAATGGATCGTCTTCGAGCTTGCGTGCTGCCATGACCTATTGTCCCAGCAGACGTCGCGCGTCCACGCCCTGTGGCAGACGTCCCTGCAAAATTCTAAGAACCTCATCAGCTTTTGCAGGATCACGTTTCACTGCAGCCTTTGCTTGACCGACGAGCTTGTTGACCTCGGCGTCGTTCTTGGCTCTGGCGGGAGGCGCTTTCTCAATTACAGCCTCCCCAAATTTATCGCGAAAACCGTTGAGCAGGTCTTCCCCTGCACGACGATGTCCAACTTCGGTTACCATCCAGCGATTGGCATTTTCCAATTCATTCAGTTTGCGAATTGCCGTCTCGCGCGTGTCCGTCAGGGTGAATGTGTAACGCCGCGCATAACTAGCTGCCTCGCTTGCGGGCATGGCCGCGCCGGTCAAAAGACGCTCCAAGCCTTCGGCCCCCTCATCAATTGCACGCCGTAGCTCGCCAGGACCACCTTGTCCGATAACCGCTAACGCTTTTCCTCCCGGTTCGGTCAGCTCCCCCGCTTCAAGTCGCGCTTTAATCGCAGGCATTCTGGCTATGAATGATTTGGCCAGCGCAAGACGTGCCTGCGTCTCAGCCGAAGGTGGCGAACCAACTTTCTGGTATTCAGACATGCTGTAATCAGGACGATACGTCTTGGCCGCCGTAATTACCTCCTCGCGATCCTTGCCGGTGAAAGAATTGGGATCGATGTCGTAATTGGCCACGCCCTTGACGATAGTCTGTGCATTGGGCGGCAGCGTGCTCAAGTATTGCTCGTTGAATGCGGATGCTTTCTTCGCGCCTGGAGCCGCTGCGGCGGCCGCTGGTGCGGCAGCAGCGGGAGGGGGTGCTGCCGTAGCCGGGGCCTGCGGCGACGGCATGGGCGGCCCTGCCACGGCGTAGGGCGCGGCCTCCTCTGGGTTAGGCTCCGCTGCCGCCAAGTCTGGCCCAGGTGTTTCCAATGACGACCGGGAGCCAATCGTTGGGTTGGGCACTGGATGAAAGATGGGCGGCTCCCCCACCTTCTTGGGCATTTGAATTATCTGGGGAGGGGTCATCAGCGTACCGGGGACATATTGCTGCTGGGGCTGGTCGAGCTGCTGCTGCCGTTGTCGTTCGCTCTCCCTGTTGGCGCGCTCTGCCTCGGCTGCAGTCCGCGCGTGATAAGCCTCCAGCGCACGCTGCGCATTCTCCGAGGTCGTGCGACCGCGAGCCGCCTCCGCTATTGCAAGCGCCCTCATCGGATCAATGCCTGCGAGCGCAGCACCCGACGCGAACTTCTGAATATCGAGCGCGCCGGTCTGTGGATCGATTGCACTGCGTGCAACCTCGCTCAAGCGATTGCGAGTGCGATACTCGCCGATCGCGTCGCCGATGCTGGCGATATTGGCGAACGTGCCTTCAGGCGCGCGTGCCCCTGATGGCAGCGCGGTGGGAATGTCGAGGCCCTGGATGCGTGGGAACGGATTGATCGCCATTGTTCTCTCCCTACGCAGGCCTAGCGCCGCCGCCAAACCCCGCACCCGCTGCCTTGACGCCCGCACCGAGCAGGCCCCACAGGTTCGAGGCGTCGGTCTGACCGGCCTGGGCGACGGCTTGGTTGGCCGCCGCGTTGCCCGCCGTGATGTCCTTGAGCGTCTGCCCCTGACCCGCCGTGTAGTTGCCCAAGATGTTGGCTATGTCACCAGCGCCGCCGTACTGAATACCAGCCTGCGCTCCGGTTGCGCCGCCGACTGCCTGGGCTTGCTGGCCGTAGCTTTGGTTGTAGATGTCGGCGAGCGTCTTGTTCGCCCCAGCGATGCCGCCTGCGGCTGCGGTGGTTGCCTGCAGCTGCGGATTGACGAAGCTCGCCAGCCGGTCGAGGTACGAACCATATTCGCCGCTGGCGAGGCCCCTGGCGCGATCGGCAATTGCCTGCGCGGTGCTACCGCCACCGACAGCGCCGGTGCGCGATGCGGCGTTGATCGCGTTCTTGGTCGCCTCGTCGACTTGGAACTGATAGCCGGGGCCGGTGGTGAACCGCTGCTGCGTTCGCTGTACCCCCTCGGGGCCGGTGAGGCCGAGCGCATCGTAGTAGGCGCTGACTGCAGGCGCGTAGCTCTCGCCCAGGCGGCTCAATGGTGTGTAGGCGTCCACACCAGCTCGGCCTGCGGTGAGTGCGCCTGCCGTTCCGGTATTCAGTAAGTCGAGCGATCTCTCCAGGCCGGTGCCGAGCGTGCCGACTGCGGTGTCCACACCTCCCTGGATCGCGCCGGTCGCGCCGGTTTTGTACTGATTGTAGAGATTGCCTGCGTTTATGCCGTACTGATTGTAGAGCGCAGCATTTTTCGCAGCAGCTTCCTCGGCATCATCTTTGCCGGAAAACCAGTCAAATAGTCCCATCACGTCACCCTTATCTGAACAACGCTGCCATTGCGGTAGAACCCATTGATGGCCACGCCGCCTGCAGCTGCTGCAGCATCATTGGCGAAGTTCTTGAGCGGTTGCCCTCCCGCCAGGGCGGCGAGGTAGTCATACCAATACTGATCGATGATGCCCGTTTGCGGATCGACCAGCGTGACGCTGGGCGTCGGAATGCGGTTGATCTGTGTTGCCATTAGCCGATGTCCGAAACCTTCGGGCTGATGTTCTGATATGCCGCCATGAACCCGACATAGATCGGATCAGCGATGGTCAGCCGCCAGCGGCGCGCGTTCCATGACGATCGCCCGGTACACGCGATCAGAGACACCAGCTGCCGTGTCTGTGCTTGCTTGCCGAGCTTGCGCTGGATCGGGGCGTAATAGGTTTGCCCGCCGTCGTCGCTCCAGCTGATCTCCACGGTGGGGTCCGTCTCTATCGGATCGAACGCCGTCAGCCCAATTAAAGTGCCGCCGCCCGTGTAGGCATTCTGGAACTTGCTGCCATTTAGCTCGATGGTCGTGCCGTCAATGACATCGATCGCCCAGGTGCCGTTGGCCTCCGTTGTGCCGAGAACACCACTCACGGTGACGGCGTCGCCATCCTTCAGAAATTGTGTATGCATGACAGTGAGACGGATGCGATTGGCGGTGAGTGTGGGTGGGGGAGGTGTCGGATTTGTAAAAACGAACGACGTGCCTGCCACCGCTCCCGTGATGCCGATCGGATGCGAGCCGCTTGCCATACCAACGCCGGTCACAAATTCACAGTCGAAGCGACCGACGCGCGCACCAACCGGAAAATTCTCAACGGCTCCGCTATCGAGCTGCCAGCGGAATGAAGCGTTCACCGTATCCGTGATGACACCGCTGCCTGCAACATAGCTGCCTGCGAACACTGTTCCGATTAGATCAATATGAGTATCGTCGACAACGAACGTCTTCCAAACACCGTTTGCCGCCGTCACACCGAGAACACCCGCAACAACAACCGTGTTGCTGTAGAACTGGCGCGCCTTGGCCACGGTCAACCGAATAACATTGTTGAGGCCGAGCGGATGAGATGCGGCTGGGCCTGAAGTTACCGCGCCGGTTACCAACTGCGATCCCGGTGCTTCGGTGTGTCGGGTATTGGTGATCTCATTCACGTTGGTAGACAAGAGATCGCCGCACAGCCACTTGTTGAACGCAAACAGACCGCCCGTGATGCGTGAGCGTTGCTGTAGATGACTGATGCGCTCGGCCCATTTGTTGGTGTTGAGATCAAATACCCAGGACCAAGTTGGAGCTGACAACAAAATGAAAGCATGACCACGCGATATGAAGCTGGACATCTCCAACGTCCGTTTGCTGCCACTGGCGTCTGCCGGTTCCCGCTCAATCAAACCATCGAGATCGGGCGGCGAAATCTTTTCTGGCAGATAACCGTTCAATCGCACGACGCTGTTGTCATCAGCTACCCACACCAATGCGCGTGAGAAATTGTCCTCAAAACCAGAAACACAGAACGGGCCTGCAAGACCACGCGGGATCACAACACTGCGCTGGAAGGGGAACGGTACGGTGCCAGCGTTGGCCCAGACCTCGGTCGTCGACGGCCCAAACAGAAATAGCTGCCCCGCCCACGGCACACCCCTGATCAAAGCATCCGGCTTGCTCTCAGCAGTGCCAAACGAAAGGGCTGGGATGGTGACGGCATTGTTGTCAGTTGCCCAAACCTTCCCGTCGCTGACGGTAAATATGAAGAACCCGTCCATAAGACAGACTGAATTTGGTGCGCCCATGTCGCTGGGACGAGTAAGCGCGCCGATGGTGGTGCCGTTGATCACTGCGGTATTGCCGTCGGGATCAACAAAGACGACGTCTGGCGGCGTCGGGCTCGCAGGCAGCAATCGACTGTTGCGGGCGAAGAACCCTATCGCCGTCCCCGGCAATGCGCCTACGTCTGCCGCAGGACCGCCCGCACTGGTAAACGTCACCAGCCGATTGTTGAAGGCAGCATAGAGCGTACCGCCCACTTGGATGCCGCCGCGAAAGCTAGTCTGCACGGTGGTGCCAAAGGTGCGCAGCCCTGGCGCACGCCGGTAGATCAATGTTGACGGCGCAGCTGGGCCGAGTGGCTCAAGGTAGGAATTTATGATGCGCCCGCCGCTTTCCTGAAAATGCCCCGGCGTCCCCGGCATGGTGCTATCGGGGAACGGTATCTGGATTGTGCCGAGCGCCATCAGGTGCCTCGCGTAAAGTTGCCGATCGGCGCGCGCCAGCTGCCACCGCGCAACTGTGTATCTGTGCGCAGCGTCTGCCGCGTCGAGGCAGGACGGGCCATGAGCCGCAGCTTGGCCTCTGCCTGATCGGCCAACAGCTTGAGCTGCGGATTGTCACCAAGATTGAATGCACCCGCGCACGCCCAAGCGAGACGGTCGGCGCGCGAGTTGACTTCGGCGTCTTCAATCTGGCCACCGCTTGGCGGATCTGGCAGGCCAGCGTCAGCCACATACGGCATGCCCATCGCAGTATCCTCGGCGAAGCAGGGATCGACGTAGCTGTCGACCCTGCTCACCGCTTCGTCGCCTGGAGCTTGCCCAGGCACCAGCACGCCCAGTTTGTCGAGCACCTTGTCGATCAGCTGACGGCGTGTCTGGGCCATGACTTATGCCGCCTCTGCG